TCGTTCCACCCATCGTCTGACGTAATGACAAGCGAACTGAACGGTGCCTGGGAGAAGGACGACAGGCCGAACATCAGTAGCTTACCTCTGTCGTCTCCAGCCTGCATACCCAGCGAATTGTCGTCGATGCCTGACCTGTGACAGTCACAGCCAAACCACCATTCGTCGTATCCGCTGACAATGCTACCGTCCAGGTTGACGCACCAGCGTCGCCATACGGACTCGCTACCGTTGATCCCGTCAACGTAGTAGCCGCAGCGTTAGCACCACGCTTGATCTGACCGTCGAACGTCCAGGACTTTGTGTTCCCGCCACCAGTCACATTAGCAATGACGGTGCCGCGAAAGTACACAGCAGAATTGTCAGCGAGCACTAACTGGTTGCTTAATCCTGCGGCAGATGAGTTCGACCGCATGACAACTGGCGTTGCGCTTGTCGTCTGTACACCTAGCACTAACAGTCCAGCTTGCGAAACACCTGTTGCCGCCGCTATTGGGGCATTGCAAGCAGGGAAAATGTGCATTCCAGTAATGCCGCGAGTTGTCCCGTAGGCACCACCAGATACAAACGAATAAATGCCATTGGCAGCGTTGTTCGAGCCACCAACGATGACCGCACCTGTGACTGTTGCGTTGTTGCTTTGACCACCTACAACAACACCATACGATCCATAAACACGGTTGAGATAACCACCAACAATTGATGCATGGGTGATCGAGGACAGATCAGCGTTGGATTGTCCTCCAACCGTTACGCTATAACTTCCAGTGGCGTTATTGACCGTCCCGCCTAGAACTGATGCGTAAATCCCAGACGCTGTATTGGTGAACCCTCCAGCAACAGCAGAATACAAACCGCTAGAAGTATTCCTAGAGCCTGACAGAATAGAACTTGCTAGACCAGACGCGACTTGCGTAGAACTTGATCTGCTCAATTGCCAATCAACTGCAAACAATCCTCGCTTGTCACCACCTGTGCTTGTGCCATCAGGAATCCGTGACAAAAGCGCACCTGATCCCTTTGGGATCAAAGCAAGATCACCGCTAACGGTATCAACCTTGGCAGTTAAACTTGCAACGTTGACGCTATTGTTTGGTGAATCCGTGTTAGATGCAGTCGTAACCGGCAAAGTGTCAACTGTTACCGACTTGTCAGCCGCGTAAGTGCAGAAAACGTCCTTCGTACCGCTAGAGAATCCAACCTTCGCACCGCTAGCAGAACTTGCTAGCACAGTATCCCGGCTCAACACTCCACCGGAATACGTCCCAATCCCTACCTCCCACTCTGCAACACCAGCAATGCAGTAGTAAGTGGTATTGCCTTCACCGATTGCACTAAACCCCTGATAGCCCTGCACCGCTCCCAACAGAGTGATTGACCCCGTCCCACTGGTCGTGGTCGTCTCTTTTACCCTGTCTTTTAGAACAAGCGCCATTATCGGCTCACTCGCATTGTCAACGGTGATGCACTGAACTCAGCATCATCGTCTGACTTGGTAAGACTTGTAATCCCGCGCTGATACAACCCAGCCCAGGTCTGCAAGCGAGCGTCGTTCATGAGGTAAGGCTCTGCTTCACCCAAGGACGCATACAGCAAGCAGTCCATCGCGTTGATGGTAAACACATTCGTCGTCTGCGTGTCCGACAGGAACGGTGGCGCAGCGTAGTACAGCATATACAGCGTGTAATTGCTGTCAGGGTACGGAGCGAACTTAAACTCGTCTGCCAGGATCGTGTAGCGAGTTGGCTTGCCAGCGTAAGTGCTCTGAGCGTTGCTCGTGAACAGTGACGGGGTGAGGTAAATTACCGGCTGAAGCGGGTCTCCATCGATGTACAGATCCCGCATCTGAAGGAAATCTGAGGGAAGCTGAACCGTGGCGTCACCACTCGTTGTCGTGGTGGTGACGTTCTTCAGCATCTGCCGAATGCGAATCTCTCTCCGCAAACGGATCTCTGCCAGCCGAATGAAATCGGGAATCTGGCTAGTGAGATCGCTTCTTGCGAGATAGTTTGCGACCGCTGTCTGAAGATCGCTGTAGGTGGTCAGGGCCATGTTTTACGTCGTCCCATCCAAACGCTTTCACCCCGAGGTGCCCAATGTGCATCGATAACTCGTGATCCACATGAACCGGGATCGACTGCTCCAGACACTTAACGCAGAACGCTACATCCTCGCCAATCACATTCCCGGCATTCGTCCAGATAATGTCGAACCAAGGTCGCGGAATCTGCTGGAAAACCTCTTTGTCTACAAGTGTAGCAGCAAACCCTACCGCAGTCACCTGTTCAATTCCAACCTTCTTCCTGCTCTCAACCTTCTCCCAAATCTGCACCGTTTCACCGTCGCGCTTCTCTAACCTAAGATTAAGCGCAGTCGGAAGAATTGGCTCTCGTCTGGTCGTAGCGTTCACCCCGATCACCGGAACCCCGCGAGCCTGGAGAATCTCTAGCGTATTGGCAGGGAACCGCTGATCTGAGTCAATCCACAACAGTTGATCGGCACCTAGTTCTAAAGCCTCGACTGCCAGTTTTTCCCGCTGCGTGAAGATCAGCGTCCCAGGCATTTGCAGAAGCTCGATCTCGTTTACACCTCGATTGGCTTCGTACTGCACCAGTCTGGCTAGGTCAAAACAGAAACCTGCCATTACCTCGTCCCGGCATGGGACACAGATTGCAACTTTCAAACGCGCCCCGGATGAGTACGGAAAAACCGGTTGTCAGGATGGTTCAGGAATGCCTTAAATGCAGTCTGATCCACTACCTTGAATCCCTGCATAATCCCCTTGCGATTCAGATCATCAACCAGGGTCAGCGGCAATCGTGCAATGTGAGTCGCAACACTGTCGTATCGACCGTCCGACTCGTTCATCTGCTTTTTGTTGGCCTCGATGATTTCGGAAACGTCCTGCTTCGTTTCCAGAATCACACCGTCATCGCTCTCGTGAGCAACGGTGAATCGGCCTTCGTGCTGTGAGAATAGTTTCATATGGAAGGCTCCCCGCCTTTCGACGGGGAACCGTTCTCCCTACTTAGGCAGCGGGGTCAAGATCGAACACACCACCATGCGCGGCTTCGTTCCGCATTTCCAGCGTGAACTCTGCCAGAAGCTGGGTCTTCTCAGAGTCGCCAGCTTTAGCAAGATCGTTGGTCTGGAACGGACGGAGATACGCAAGAGCAGCGTATTCGGGATCGATCAGCAGCGCGTCACGAGTACGCATGAAACGATCAGGCACAACCGACAACGTGCCGAAATCGCTCATGTATACGTCAGCAGCACCGATAATCGTCGTCGGCTCGTTTGACGGAGCCATATAACGCTGTGCAGCGATACCGGCAAACGCCGACACTTTCTGCTTCAGACCGGAACCGACAACGAGCATCGTCGGATTGCCACCGGAGTCAAACACGCTGGCGATAACAGTCTTTAGCAGGGTCTCGGTGAACGTGCGCTGAGTGCCATCGGTACGGGTCGAGACACCGATCGTCGTCGGGTCGCCACCACCCGAGCCTTCGCTCGTGTTGCTCTTGATCCAGGACAGCAGAGCGCCGAGTTTACGAGCGGTGGACGAGGAACCAGCGTCACGGCCTTGGTTGGCAGTGATGATGGTCTCCATGTCGCGCTTAAGCTCAGACGAGGCTTTAGCAAGCTGGTAGGCACGTTCCGAACGGCGACCGGCCTTATTGACCGCTTCCAGGGTACCGGACACTTGGACCGTCTTTTGAACGATCTGCGTGTAGTTACCGAGACGGGTCGTCGGGCTGATCGTGGCACTGGTCGCGTCTGCACCCTCAACCGCAGCGTTAGTAGTAGTTGCGGAAGCAAGCGAATCAGTCTGCCACTCGTGGAACACCGCAGTCGCTTTGGTGCGAGCCAGGGTGGACATAATCGGGGTTTCGGTAGGGCTGATCGAGTAGATAACGTCGATCAGGTCTTCGCGCATACCGATTGCGCTGTGTGCGGTAAACGTAGGCATTTTGTGACCTCAAAAGTTTAGTCGTTCAAACAAAGATGCTGCATCTCTGGCTTTACCAGTTTTACGCAGCCTGTTCATGTCAGTCTTAATCGCGTCAGACTCAGGGTTGGAAACTTTTCCAGTTCCGGGCTTGAGAGTCTTAGGAGCCTCGGCAACACGCTTTGTTACCTCCGGCGACTTCGACACTAGCTTGCGGTACTGTGCGGCTTCCCATAACACCTGGACAGCGCGTGAGTCGTATACCTGATTGAGTTCTGCTTCCGTGAACCCGATACCCTGTGCATAGGTTCTGATGTCCCGTCGAACTTCTTCACCCTTTTGCGGATCAGCGTATTCAGGAATGGCTTGCTGGAGTCGGGCCTGCTGCTCGGCAAGATACTGCTGCAATTGCGTCTGACGCTCGGCGTGTTGCTTCTCAGCAATGCGTTGACGTTCAGCCTGGACTGCGGCTAGTTGCTTGTCTCGCTGTACAGACTCTGCGACTTTCATCGCGTAGCCAATCGGATCGCTTTCCTTCAGCGACTCTAAATCTTCCGATTTGTTCTGCTCCGATAGAACCTTTTCAATCAGTTCCAATCGCTGAGCATACTGGTCTCGGAGTTGTTTGGCCTGCTCGACAGCGGCTTTCTCGGCTTCAATAGCCTTTCGCTGCTCTGCAAGCGCCTGGGTTTTCTGAGTGTAGTCAGTGCCGAGTTGATAACTCTTAATCAGGTCGTCCAGAGAAACTTCGCGTTCCTCACCTGCGGCTTTAACGCGGTAGCGCGGTGTTTCCTCGACTTCCTGCTCAGTTTCAACAGCCTCCGGTTCCTGCTGCTGAGCCTCGGGAGTGGGCTGCTCGCCTTCCTCTGGTCCCATCAAGCCTAGAAACGCATTGGCTGCACCGTTTACATCCAGCGGGCCACTTCCTTGCGGATTGGTGTCCATATCACCCCTTAAAGGATCTTCCAACGTTTACGCTTAATCTCGGCAGTGTCAACAATCGACTGAAAGTGATTAACAACCGTGGTTAAGCATTTTATCATTCTATACGCATTTTCTCGTGCGTCAATATCTTGCTCGGACGAGTTCAGAATCAGGTCAATCTGCTCCTGTTTCAACTTTTCCAGTTCTCCCCGGAAATAATCGTCTCGCAGTAGATTCGCCGCCTGTTCTGGACTCATCCTGGAATCTCAACGTTCTGCGTAATCCCAGCACCGACCTTGGCAGCTTTCAGTTGCGCCTCAACCGCAAACTCCTGTTGTTTCAATTGGAGTTCAGCAGCGGCTTTCTCTCTCGCCAGTTGAATGTCGGCTTGCGCTTTCATTCTCTGAGTTTCAATCGCTGCCAGTGCTTTCTGCTGCTCAATCTGAATCTGCGCTTGAGCCTGAGCCATCATCGTGTCCAGAGCAGGATTGGATTGCTGCTGCGGTGGCGGATTGCTCAACTGCTGGTCGAGTTCAGGGGGAATCTCTTTGAAGAACTCGGTTGAATCCTTCAACCCAGCCGCCTCGATAAACCGTCCCAGCGTCGCCCGATACTGCCCAACAGACACCAGCGGGTTAGCAGGGCCGAACTGCGTGAGAATTTGCTCCTGCTTCGCCAAAATCATCTGAAGCATAGCCATCTGCTCGTTCTTCGATCCAGTCCCGAGTCCGACCGAGATCGAAACGTCGTAGAGATTCGACCACTCTCGCGGGTCCATTTCCACGAACTTGCCACGCATCCTGATAAGACGCGGCTTGTCCTGGTACTTGCAGAGCAGATGCAGAATGCCTCGGAACAGGCTTTTAACCCCGGTCTCAGCGAACAGACGAGCAATTAGCTCCATCTTGCCAGCACCGGCTTGCATCGTCGCTGCGACAGCGGCAGCGGTGACGTTTTGCAGGATGTTGGGGTCAAGACCTTGGGAAGTCTCCGATACTCCTGAACGCTTGGCTTGCACCGAGTCGAAATATCCCAGCATCGGATACGCAGAACCAGTGATATCCGGCACCTGAATCGCTGCCACTGCTCCCTGCGATTTCGTGCGTACAACCCCGCCAGGAGTGACGTTCAGCAGGTCATCCAGATTCACCTGACCGTCAACCACCTGCATCCGCGCATTGTTGATGAGATACAGGTTGTCCAGCATCTGCCGAGTGACGGTGGACTTGATTAGCTGGATATCCATCGTCCGGTCTGCCAGCGACTGACCGAAGAACTTATGCGGGATCGGAATCGGACAGATCACATGGAAGGGAACGTAATCCGTCGGGATGTTTGCTTCCCGCCCGTCAGCGTAAGTCAGAATCGTGTTGTTGCTGTAGAAAATCTGACGTAGTTCTGCGATCCCGTCCTCGTCAAAGTCAACGTAGATATAGGACTCGTAAACCTCGACTTCCTGCATCGACTCGTCAAGACTGTCCTGCTCGAACGGTTCTTCTCCGGGAGAATACCGAGCGATCCGCTCCTCTGTGAAGTCCAGACTGTTGTAGACAGGCAGACCGTAAACCTGATCCTTGTCGAACCCCATCTGGACAAGTTCTGTCCTGGTCATCAGCCGACGATGCGCCATGAACGGCGATTTAGCCTCACCGAATCGCGCTTTCTTGCTGACGATCAATTCTTCTGGAGGAACGCAGTCAATCTGAATCCGGCCCGACTTGGTTTTCTTGCGAACGACAACATTGTGAGTGCGCGTCGCCTGATCCATTACCGTACCGTCCGGCATCTGAACCTGCGTGACTTGCTCGTTCGTTTCCTGACCGACGATTTCACGCGACTCATCTGACAGCAACAGGACTAGCTCGGTGTCCGTCAGATCACGGTAGGCTTCCTCGTCTACGTCGATCTTTTCTTCCCAGACAGCTTTCACCGTCCCGGTCTTGGCTAGCAGAGCGTCCTTGAACCAGTCATGCAGGATTGCAAAACCGTTGTTGTCCTTGCTAAACACCCAATTCGCGTAGTCAGTCGCCTGCTTTGCGCCTTCTTCATCCTGCGGACCAACCGGCTCAAACCTGACCAGATCATCGCTCGCAGTGAACACCCGGATAAGCTGCGGCAGAGCACCATCGATGACTTCAGCAACCTCTCCGGTCACAATCTGGCTGCGACCCTCTTGCTCGTTGCCGTATGGGTTGCGAAGGTAGTAGTTCAGAGCCTCGGCTCGTTCTTCCGTGGTCTCGCTGTCCAGCATCCCGATAGCATCGTCGATCTCTGCTTGCAGAATGCCAGTGAGTCGCCCGTTATCCATTTACCACCTCGCGCCGAAAGTATTTCCGCTTCTCTGGCTCTTTTGTTTCCAGTTCAGCGAGTTTCTTTTCCAATTCCGCGACTCTACGTTGTAGTTCCTCGAACTCGCGTTTCTTGACGACAAATCCCTGTGGCATCAGCATTAGACCACCCACCTTGTATTAACGTTTATCGGTTTCGACCAGGATGACGTTTCGTTTAGACCGACAGCAAGATACCTGAAAGCGTCCGATCCGTGGCTAGACCAATCGTGTAAGGGTCTATCATAAAAGACTTTCTGCTTTTCGTCGAAAGTCCGGCGGTAGTTCCGCAGGCAGTTCAACCCTTCGCTCGTTTGCGGGATGTTGAACCAGCAGCGGGGTAAAAGTCTGCGGACAGCTTGGATACCGTCATCCACCGATAACCGTGGCGCAATCGTGCAGCTGAGGTCGGCCTGCTGCAAGACCTCCAGCCGCGACTTTCCTGAGCCTAGTTCTCTGACCTGTACGTCGTGCGGGACGATGTGCTCGGCCTTGTGCCAGCCTCTGTTTCGCAGTTCCCGGACGTACCAATCCAACCCAACCCCGTGGTTCTCAATGTAGTCTAGGAGTCTGACTTCTTGTCCGTGGACTTGTGCAATCCAGATCGAAGTCGAGTCACCAATCCCCAGATCCCACGCAGCAATCGTTTTGCAAAGGTCATCCCGGCTGATAGCACAGAATCGACCTTCTCCCTCCATCTGGTTAAGAATCTGCCCATAATAAGCCCCCTCGATAGCAGCGTGGAATGAGCACTCAAACTCTTGGTCGTACTTGTCGCGCCCCATCTCTCGCAGCGCATCGTCTAGTTCTGACTGAGCAATGATCTTCGTCTGACTGGCTCGGAACTCGAGCAACTTCCACCCAGGTTCACCCTGTGCCCTGTTCCGCAGGTCGTAGAAGTGATTCTGGCCTTTAGGTGTGCCGATAAACATTGCCCAGCCTTGACGGTCGGCTAGGGCAGGTCGGATTACTTCGTTCCAGATTTTGGGATTCTGATCCCCCACCTCGTCCAGTACAACTCCGTCAAAGTAACTCCCGCGTAAAGAGTCGGGATTGTCGGAGCCGTACAGACCGATCCTGCGATCCCAGAAGTCAACACGAAGCTCTGAAATGTTTGGTGTGGCTCCCAGCGGACGCGTGTAGTGGAGCAGGTAGTCCCAGGCAATGCGTTTGCTCTGTGCATAGGTTGGCGCAATGTAAGCGAATCGTGGGCGCTCCTTCTGGCACATCACCGCAGACTTTACCAACTGGTTGATGGCTGAGACAGTCTTGCCTAAACGACGATGAGCCACTACCACCGTGAAGCGGTGATCCTCCATCGCCTGATGGATCTCAAGCTGTGGATCCCGCGGAGCGTAAGGGATTACGATTTCTCGGACGCCCATGTCACTGCCATTTTAAGCGGTTCGCCTTCAGAGTTTGCGTGTTCAACCACATTATGCTCGCGCCACCCTGCTCTAGTCTTTAACCAGAAGATCATCGCCGCGGTGTTCCCGGCCTTTGCCTGCTGGAATAACGTCTGAGCGATGGCTGCGTTAGCCTCCACTCTCCCTTCCATTAGCTCATGCTTGTAATGCTTTGTCAGCGTGTCGTGGTCGATCTCTAGTTTGTCGGCAATATCAACATAACGGACCCCGACAGCGGAGAGCGTCTTGACTAGCCGACGATCCTCATCTGACGGTTTATGCCGCTTGCCTTGCATTTTTTATGTCCGAAAGTTCATTAAATGACTCGCCAGTTTCCTCAAGCGTCGCGGTCTTGCCGGTGAAGTCTTGCCAGCGTTTAATGATTACGTCGCAGTACTTTGGGTCAAGTTCCATCAATCGTGACACGCGCCCGTTCTTCTCGGCAGCTATCATGGTCGTGCCAGAGCCGCCGAACGAGTCAAGCACGATATCGCCGCCCTTTGTGTTGTTGAGCAGCTGGTACTCAAACAACGCCACCGGCTTCATCGTCGGGTGTTCTGCGTTTCGAGACGGTCTATCAAATTCTAGGATTGTTGTTTGCTTTCGATCTGCTGCCCACAGGTGTCCAGCACCATCCTTCCATCCGTAAAGACATGGTTCGTGCTTCCAGTGGTAATCCATCCGACCAATAGCGAAAACACTTTTTTTCCAAATCAAACACTGGCGCACCTTCCATCCAGCATCTTGAGCCGCGCCCCTAAAGTTATACCCTTCCGAGTCAGCATGCCAAATGTAAAACACAGCGCCTGGCTTCATCACGGTATCTGCGGCAACGTAAGCGTCTCGCAAAAACTGCCTAAATTCTCCATCGCTCATTGCGTCATTCTTGATGCCGAATGTAGCCGCATCTTTTCTGGCTTTACCAGCCTTTTTCAGCATCTCATTCTTTGCGGTCATATCAAGGTTGTATGGCGGATCAGTCAGCCACATATCAACAGACTGACCTTGGCATAATTCCTCGAGCGCCTCAATGCTAGTGGAGTCCCCGCACATCAACCGATGCTTGCCCAGCAGCCACACATCCCCCAGCTTCGTAACCGGATCAACCGGAACCTCTGGAACTTCATCCTCGTCCGTCAGCCCTTCCGTCAACTCTACCGGCATCAGCGCGGCAATCTCATCGGCTGAGAATCCGGTCAGTTCTGTGTCAAACCCTAAGTCTTTCAGGTCGGCAAGCTCAATCGCCAGTAAGTTGTTGTCCCAATCAGCGTTCAGCGCCAGCTTGTTGTCGGCCAAAATGTAAGCCTTGCGCTGCATCTCCGTAAGATGCGACAACCTTACCGCGGGAACTGTGTCCTTGCCTAGCTTACGAGCAGCCATCACCCTGCCGTGACCAGCAATGATGCTGTTGTCGTCGGCTATCAGGACAGGATTGTTGAACCCAAACTCTTTGATTGACGCTGCAATCTGTGCAACCTGCGCGTCCGAGTGGGTTCTGGCGTTGTTGACGTAAGGTATCAGCGTCTCAATGCTGATTTGCTCTACTTGCATACGCACTCCTATTGGGTCATGCGCTTTATATTGTCTTGCAGTTTATTTCTTGTTTCTGGCACTGATCGCTTTTGCCTTTGCTCTCGCATCGGCCTTGCTGGATGCGCCCCAGGCTTGCAGGGATAACAGCAGACGAGTCGGCTTACCGTCCTTCCGCTCCGGCCCAGGCATATTGCCCATCCTCGCCAGAAACGATGCTCGTCTAGGGTTGTCGCCTGACTTTACCGGAGGCTTTAGGTCGGAACCGGGGTTGGCTCGCTCGTAAGACTTGCGCCCAGCCTCGTTCAACCCGCCTTTAGGATTCTTCCCGGCCTTCCTTGTCCATGCTGCTGTCATCTCGATATTCCTGCTTTGCCATCATTAGAATTTGACGCTGCCGTTGAGTCATACGCTGCTTGATTGGACCACCTACTAGCCAAGCAGAACAGGTACGGTCAGCAGCACACTTGAACTCGAAAAGCTCGCAATAGCCTAGCCCAGCAACTGCCATGATGTCAGCGGAATAGTTCCCAGGCTCATCGCCAATCCCCTTCTCAATGCAGGAAAGCATCTCTGGAGTCTGGATAAACGCTGCACAGTTTCCGCAGCGCATCTCTTTGGCATCATCTGGACTAGTCTGCCATTCGTCTGCCTTAGCTGTCCAGAACTCCTCGTTCTCATCGTTCGGATTGGCAGGGCCGTATCCAACGTTCTTGAACGCCCAATCCCGGTTCTTGAGATTGACCTTGATGTCCTGCGTAGCGATAGGGCAGATCATTTCTTTGCCGCTCTCATGTTGTCCACCAAATTCGGGTAGTGGCGACCGGCAGACTTAGCCATCGCTTTAGCTGACCGTTTCTGTTTCTTCGACAGCGGGTCAGGTTTGCCAGCACTCTTAGGACGAGGCTTGTCCCAGACTGGCTTCACTTCTTCCTCGCCGGAAGTTTGGCATACGGGGTCTTCTGCTTGCTCATGAATTCCTTGGCAGTCGCCATCGGAATTCCCACCTTTTTCGCAAATCCACGAGAGTGGGCTGCGGCTTGCATGAGTCGGGCTTGTGCTTTCG